ATCCCACGATCGAATCTCTGCACGCCAAGCTGATGGCCGACCTGACGCTTGGCGGTCTGGCGATGGATATTCAGCCGTTCCAAGTAGAGTTTCAAGCAGTGGAGGCTGATGTGCCCGCCGGTGTCGCAATGTGCGATTACCTCGTGAGGTACAGAACCTCCGTCACCAACCTGGCGATTTGATGATGGCTACCAAGATTGATCAATACCATGGGCAAGGAGGCTCCTACCTCCTCGACCCGAAAACCGGCCAGCGAAAGCTCGTGGAGCAAGAGGCAGCGCCGGCCCAGCCCCAAACCAACTCCGAGGTAACCAGCGATGCCGCTCCTCTCAAGAAAGCGTCTGATTCTGAGCAAGATTGAGTCGACCTACGCGACCGATAGCTCTCCGGCAGGCACGGATGCGATTCTCGTTCGAAACCTCGAGATCACTCCGCTTGAATCGGACGTTGTCAGCCGCGACCTGATCCGCCCCTACCTGGGCAACTACGACCAGCTGCTGGCCCAGACCCGCGTGGTGGTGACTTTCCAGGTGGAGATGGCCGGCTCCGGTACCGCAGGCACTGCGCCGCGCTTCAACTCGCTACTGCGTGCCTGCGGGATGTCCGAGACCATCACTGCAGCCGCTGTCACGGGCTCTGCAGTAGCAGCCGCCGCCAACACCATCACCCTGGCCGCCGCCGCCAGCGCTGTCGATGACATATACAACGGCATGGTGATCAACATCACCAGCGGCACTGGCAATGGTCACTCCGGCCTGATCGTCGACTATGTCGGCTCGACCAAGGTGGCGACTGTTCAGCCGATCACCACGACCTTCGTTCCCGCTGCATCGAGCGGCTACAGCATTGCTGCCAATGTGGGCTACAAGCCTGTCAGCAGCAACTTCGAGTCGGCCAGCATCTACTTCAACAACGACGGCGTGCTTCACCGCGTCACTGGCGCTCGCGGCACCTTCAGCCTGAACTGCGAGGTGGGCCAGATTCCGACCATCGACTTCACGATGACCGGCCTCTACAACGCGCCGACCGACACTGTCGCCCCTGCTGTCACCTACAGCAACCAGGCCACCCCGCAGATCTTCAAGTCCGGCAACACCAGCGCATTCAGCATCATGGACTTCAGCGCCTGCCTGATGTCCTGCAGCTTCGACATCGCCAACGAGATCGTCTACCGCGAGCTTGTGGGCTGCACCCGCTCGGTGACCATCACCAACCGGGCTCCGGCTGGCGAAGCCATGATCGAAGCCCCGACGATCGCCCAGAAGGACTTCTTCGCCATCGCGAACAACGATTCCAACGGGCGCCTCAGCGTGCTGCACGGCACCAACGCCGGCAATCGGGTGGGCGTGCTGGCCGGCAAGATCGACATCGCCAACCCGACGTATAGTGACAGCGACGGCATCCAGATGCTGAACCTGCCCTACGTCGCTATCCCCACCGACGCAGGCAACGACGAGATCAACCTCGTCTTCTCCTGACACATTGGAGTCCAACCCGCATGGCCTTTGTCCGCAAGAAGTCTTCCACCTTCAAGTGGCCGGTCACCGTCGAATTCCCGGTCGACGGTGGCAGGTTCGAAAGTGAGTCCTTCGACGCAACGTTCAAACGCATCGGCAGAGATGAATTCTCGAAGCTGGTCGACAAGAGCGACTCGGACCTTGTCCATGCGGTCCTTCAGGGCTGGGAGGGCGTAAAGGACGAAGATGGCAAGGACATCCCGTTCACCAAGGCAGCGTTGAAAGACATGCTGGACGACCCCTACTTCGCGAAGGGAATCGTCAAGGCGTATCTTGAGACGCTGGAAGGGGCAAAAGCAAAAAACTAGAGGACGCCGCCCGGCACTGGGCCCAGGGCGGCGGCTCTAGCAGCAAGGAGGCCGAGGACGACGCCCGTCTTTTCGGCCTCGCTCCGTCTGAAGTGGCCGAAGAAACGAAAGAAGAGCATTGCGAGGTCTGGGAAGAGAACTGGGACATCCTGGAGATGTTTCTGCGCATGCAGACCCAGTGGAACGTAATCCCAGGCGGCTTCACTGGCCTCAAGTACGAGGTGCTCTTCAGGCTGTGCGACCTATACTCGGTAGAGGACCCGAAGGCCATGTTGGAGGGCATCCAGATCATGGAGTCGGCCGCCCTTCAGGAGCTGAACAAGTCAGATGGCTGAATCGGTCGCACGGGTAAGAATTCTCGCTCAGATCGAGGGCCTCGAGGGCTTCGACAAGCTCAAGGGTGCGTTCAAGGGGCTACAGCAGGCGATCGGGCCGGCTGAGAGTGAGCTGGCCAAGGCGCGCAAGTCAATCCTTGAGTTTGGCGAGGCCGGCACCAAGAGCCAGCAGGTCATCAAAGGCCAGATCGATGCGCTGAAGGCGCTGCAGGCGCAGGCAACGATCGGAGGCACTGTCTACCGGCAGCTCGGCAAGGATGTCAAGGCTCTCGGCGGCGCGTACCAAGAGGCTGCGACGGGCGTAAAGCAGTTCAGCGAGGCGCAGCTTCGCACTCAGGCAGCCTCAAACAAGCCTTCACTATTTCAAAATCAGATCGCCGCGCTAAAACGCGATCTCAATGAGCTAGATGTACTAGCCCAAGAATACGCAAATTCGCTGGCAGACATTCAGCGGCGCGAAATACGCTTCGGCATGGGCGCGGCCCGCCAGGGCGTAATCGCCCGGAATCAAGCATTCGAGGATGATAACTTTTTGTTGCCGGATCGGCTCAATGGTCAGCCCGAGCTACCCAACACCACGGCCGCACTGAACCAGCGTGTTACTGAGCTGTCCGATCGACTCAACAACCTCACCTATGGCGGCGAGCGCTGGATCCAAACGTCTCGCGAAATTGCCCAGATCCAGCGTCGGCTGAACCAAGAATTCGCCAATCCCGCAGTCGAGGCCGCTCGCCGTCGCCTTGAAGCAAGCCGCAACACCAGCAGTGGGTTCCTGGCTTTCTCTCAAGGGCTTGAAGATCGGCTTGCGGTGCAGAAGTCGATCGAGCGAAACCGCCGCCGGCAGCCCGGCCCGCTCTACGACGCCCCGATTGGCCCGCCGCCGCCCAGCGAGCTCTTTCGGTCGATCGGCGGGATCAGCGGCCAGATGGCCGCCAACCAAGCCCAGCTCATGGGCCGCAGCTACCAGGAGGTGGCCACCCGCATTCGCGAGACCGCTCGGGCCTCTGACGGCAGCATCGGCAGCCTGCAGCGCCAGCGCGAGTCCTGGGAGCAACTGAGGGCGACCATCAGCCCACTGGATCGGGAGTATGCTCAGATCGAGCGCCAGGCCCGGCGGGCGGTTGCTGCAATCGACCAGCAGATTGGGCGTCGCCAAATCGGCGGTCGCGGTGGCGCAGCAGAAATCGGGCAAGGCACCGGTGCGCTGGCAGCCAGCGGCATTTTTGGCGGGCCCGAGGGCTTCTTGGGAAGCGCTCTGGGTGGTGGCATTGGTGCCCTGCTTGGCGGCCCTGCTGGCTTTGCCACTGGCACGTTCATCGGCGGCTCTGCCGGCGCCTACGGCTCGATGGCGCGGCAAAGCCTTGGCACGCTGTCTGACTACGCTGCCCAGCTTGAAAAACAGCGGATTGCGCTTCAGGGCGTGGCAGGTTCTGCGGAGGAATACCGGCGAGCCCTGTCGGCAGCCCAGTCGGCTTCCGATCAGTTCAACGTGCCGATCGGCGAGACCACACAAAGCATGACGCAGCTCAGCGCCGCTGTCATCGGCGCGGGCGGTCGCGTCGCTGATGCTGAGCTGGTGTTCAAAAACATCACCACGGCCATCAAGGCTACTGGTGGTGGGGCAGAGCAGGTTCAGGGCTCCCTGACTGCCATGGCTCAGATCTTCTCCAAGGGCAAGGTTTCGGCGGAAGAACTGCAGGGGCAGCTCGGTGAGCGGCTTCCAGGCGCAGTGACTGCATTTGCCGAGGCTACCGGCCGGACTCTTCCCCAGCTTCAAAAAGACCTTGAGCAAGGAGTCGTTGGCCTCAACGATGTAATGAAATTCGTCATTTCGCTTGGAGATCGATACGCCGACACCGCAAAAAAAATCGCAAACTCTGACGCAGACGCTGGTCAGCGCTTCCAGAAGACGTTGGCCGATTTCCGTGCCACAATCGGCAAAGAACTGGTGCCGATTGGTGCCGAGCTGCAGAATGCCTTCTCTGATCTGCTGAAAGAAATTACACCCTCGGTGATTTCTATCGCCAAGGGACTGGCTCAGGCGATCAAGGCAATCGTCGACAACGCCGGGGCCATTGCCAACCTCGTAAAATTTGCCGCGCAAATGGGCGCCATCACGCTGGCGATGAAGGCGTTCATTGCACTGCGCCCGGCGATTTCTGCGATGTTCGCGATTGTCCAACTGGGTAGTACCCAGACGGCTCTTGCGGCGGCCATGGCCACGCCAAAGCTGGTGGCCCTTGGTGCGGCTTTGAAGTCTCTCAGTCTGATCGGGATTATCACGGTAGGCGTCAACGTTGTCACTCGCGGCATCGAGCAGGTCAAGCAGGTTCGTGATGCGCTCAAGTCGCTTCGTGAATACGATCCGAACGAAACATTTGCTGGCTCAACACGAGAGACCGTCCAAGGTGCGATTGGTCAGGCTCGCAAAGACCTGAGGAAATTCCAAGGCGAGCTGGGCGAACTGCAAGGGCGTGCTTGGCAGACTTGGCTTCCCGGTTCGACGGTGCTTGGCTTTGGCCCTGGTGACTTCAACGCACAGAAAAAGCTGCTTGAGACGAATATCAAGCGGGCGCAGAAGACGATCGACAGTCTGGACCCGCTGAAGTTCCCGACCGAGCTTGAAGTTCAGAAAAAAGAGCTCGAAAGAATGCAGAAGGAGCTCACTAAGTTTGATGAGCCCCAGGGCAAGGAGAAGACCGACAATGCTCTCGCTGAAGCCGAGCGCCTCGCCGCCGAGCAACAGCGCATCGACGAGGCGCTTGCTCGCAACGCCATCGAGCTCGACAACGAGCGCTTCCGCAACCGGCAGGATCTGCTGCGCCGTGAGTTTGAGTTTGCCCAAGACTTGGCGGCTCGAGAGAACGAACTGTGGGCCAACACCTTCCTGGGTCGCGGATCCGAAAGTGCCAGGGCTGTCGCTGAGCTGTTCAACAAACTGAGCGGGTACAACAACAATCTGTTCGGCGCCATGCAGGGCTACCAGCAGGCAGGCCAGAACCTCGCGTCCTCTCGGGCGCTGGAGGGCGTCACTTCGCAGGGGCTGGCGGGCGGCGCGGCGCCCAGCGGCAGCGGGGCTGGCGTAGGGAAACTCAGCAGCCAAGGTCGCGCCTTGGTGGCGGCTGCCCAGAAGCTGGGCGTCAGCCCGCTCGACCTTGCCACCATCATCGGCTTTGAAACCGGCGGCAGCTACAACCCCTCCAAGTGGGGCGGCGCTGGCGGCAATTACATGGGCCTGATCCAGTTTGGACCCAACGAGCGCAAGGCTTACGGCGCCTATGAGGGGCAGAGCTTTGAAGAGCAGGTCATGGGCCCCGTGGTTCGCTACTTCAAGGACAGGTTTGCCAAGGTCGGAATGTCGACGCAGGGCGCTGATCTGCTGACCCTGTATCGAACAGTGCTTGGAGGCAATCCGAAAGCCAGTCTGTCGGGTCGCGATTCATTCGGCACTTCTCCGCAGAGTGGCGTCGCGAGAATGGCGCCCCACCGAGCCGAAGCGACGCGGCGCTTCTTTGGTGGCAGCGAGGCCAACATCCCCTCAATGGCAACGGGCATACCTGCTCAGTTCCGTCGCGACATTTCCGCCGAAGGCCAAGTTTCGATCAGCCAAGAGCAAGTCGACTACCAGAAGAAGCTCTACGACTTCGAGAAAAAGCGAATCGAGGGCCTCAAGTCCTTCGACTTCATCGGCTTCAACCAGCAGGTCACCAGAAGCATTGAAGAGCAGAACCTGTCGCTGACCACCAACCTGGAGCAATACGCGCTCAAGACGCAGCTTGAGGCGCAGGGCATGCAGCCTGAGCTGGTGCAGGCCGAGCTCGACAAGGCCAAGGCGTACCGCGAACAGGCTGAGCTGCTCGCGCCCCTGCGCGAAGCGCTGAAGGTCGTCGATGATCCCAAGACGAAAAAGGCGATCGAAGATTCAATCGAGAACATCAACGCGCTCTACGCCGACCAGATCTCCCTCGTCGACCAGCTCGCCCAGGCGCAGACAGCTCAGGGCGCCACCCTGGCCGCTTACATCGGCCAGCTGCGCCTGCAGCTGCAAGAGATGACGAATATCGAGAATATTGCCATCAGCATGGGGCAGACGATCGAGAGCGAAATCTCCAATGCAATGTCGTCGGCCGTCAGCTCTGTGATCAGCGGATCTGGTTCCGTGAAAGAGGCGCTGGCCAACATGTTCAAGAACATCGGCCAAAGCTTCGTACAGATGGCCATGCAGATCATCGCCAAGCAGATGGTAATGGTGGTGCTGCAGTCGATCTTGAAATCGCTTGGAGCCGTCAGTGGTGTCGGTGGTGGCGCAGCCAGCTGGGGCGGCAGCGGCTTCAACCCGGCAGCCTTCTCCATGCCTGCCTTGGCCGCCAACGGCGCCACCTTCGCGAACGGAACCGCCAAATTCGCCAAAGGCGGCATCGTTTCTCGCCCCACCTTCTTCAAGTTCGCCAACGGCGGCACGATGCAGAACGGCGTGATGGGCGAAGCCGGCCCTGAGGCGATCGTGCCCCTCAAGCGCGGCTTCGACGGCAGGCTCGGCATCGCCCAGGTCCGGTCGCCACAGGGCGGCGACAGGCGCATGCGCGAGATGATGGGCCGCTCGCCGGCACAGCAGCAGGCGCCTACGCTGAACCTGAAGTTCGAGACCACCAAGATCAACGGGGTCGAGTACGTGAGCAAGGATCAGCTCGAGCTGGCCATGGCCCAGACCCGCCGCCAGGCTGCCAGCGACGGCGCAAAGCGAGGCATGAACATGACCCTCGATAAGATCCAGAACAGCCCGAGCACTCGCTCTCGCATTGGTGTCCGCTGATGTCTCGAACGTTCCCATCGATCAAGCCATCAAGCCGCGAATTCAGGCTGGGCACCTATCCCACCAAGACCTATCGGTCTCTGGCGGGCACTACGGTCAAGCGCAGCTTCGGCAGCAAGGCGCACAGCTACGAGCTGAGCGTTGAGTTTCAAAACGTCAAGGATGCCACGCTGGAGCTGATCCTCGATCACTACGACGACACGGCCGGAGGGTTTGAAAGATTCCAGCTTCCCGATGAACTGTTTGCGGGCATGGATGATGCCGTTCGAGTTCGCATCCAGTCGCCTAATGGCATCAACTGGGAGTACGCCGGCCCGCCTGAAGTGCAGTCGGTGTTCAACGGCATCAGCACTGTCTCGATCGGCTTCATCGGAGAGTTGAACGTCTGATGAGCACTGAAATTCGCATCTGTCAGTTCTTCGATCTGACGACCAACAACGGCCGCCGGCATCGATACCAGAACTACTTCATCGGCGAGAGCACACCGTACCTGGGCCAGTCCTTTGCGTTTGCACCCTTCCAGGCCGATGGCGCTTTGGCCAGCCTCAACGGCGAGAACCAGCAGCTCCGCGTGTTGTTCCCCAACTTGGAGGTCGTGCTGCGCCTGGTCGAGGAGGGCGACGGCAACCGGCTGAGTGTGCTGGCCCTGACCACCGCCTGGCTGACCGCTTCTGGGCAGATCGCCACCACCTTCACCGATTACTTCGTCGGCACCGGCGCCAGCTTCAGCGAGGACACCGTGGAGCTGCGCTTCCGCTCGTCCATGGACAGCGTCGGTGCAGGCTTCCCCGGCCGGACCTTCACCAGTCAGAACGTCGGCATCCTGCCGTTGAACGCGGAGCTCTACCTGCGATGAACGACCTCGTGCTCCTCCGCTACGGCTGGGGTCACCGCCCTGGGGACGGGTCGGGGCTCACCGACTGCTTCCAGCTCACCTGCGAGGTGCGCCGCCGGCTCGGCCTGGCCGACTACGCCGATCGCTTCGCCTGGGTCTACGAGCGCTACGACGAGGCGACGCTGCCGCGCAGCAGCATCGCTCGCTGGCTGCTCCAGCATGGCGAGCGGCTGACAAATCCGAGGCCTGGGGCCGTTGCCCTGCTCCCAGGCGCCTCCAGCGTCGCCCTGGGCACCGTGACGGAGCACGGCGTGATCTTTCTCGCGCCGGGCCAGAATGTGGTGCATGCACCGGTTCCTGCTGGCCTGGCCCGGTACTTCTGGATGACGCGATGAACCGCAAGCTCCTCCCCTACGAGCACGACCTGATCAAGGCGCTTGGCGTCACAAAGGAGGAGTATCTGGACTTCCTCGCCGCGCAGCATGACTTCACCAGGTCAGCTGAAGAAAGGCAGCAGGAAATCACTGCCGACTTTGGCATCACCGCCTTGGTGCTGACCGTGGTCGGAATTCTGTTCCAGGTGGCATCGGTGCTGCTGATGCCGAAGCCCGATATGGCGGGCATGAAGAACCAGCGCCGAGCTCGTGATCAGCGGTTCAGTCCGCGTCTCGGTTTCAACAGCACCCAGGAGCTGGCGCAATACGGCGATCCGGTCAACCTGATCTACTGCAACACCAACCAGAATCCCAAGGGGGCCGTGCGCGCCAGCACATCTCTGGTGTGGTCGTCGGTCGAGTCCTATGGCTCCAGCCAGTTCATGCAGCTGCTGCTGGTGCTTGGTGCCGCGAGGGTGAAGCGAATCGACTGGGACCGGGTCGCCTTTGGCCAGCTGCCGCTTGGTGACTTCAACGCGGCCAAGACGTGGCTCTATTACGAGCAGAACGGCCGGGTCAAATTCGACGACAAGGTGATCGGCGACAGCAAGGATCCGGCTCGTGATGGCACGTCCTCGAGCGACGACGTGTGCAGGATCATCGAGGGCGGCAGCCGCCGGCAGGGCTACAGCCAGGCGTTCAGCCCGAGCTCGCTCACCTCGCTCGGGGTCTACAGCCCGATCCCGATCAATGTCGAGGTGATGGAGCGCGACGAGAAAGGCGCTGCCGAGTGGCACGGCAATGGCATTGAGATCTCTGGCGACGGCTGGCAGACCGGCAACGACAGCAACTGGAGCCCAGGGGAGAAGTTCACGCTGGTGTTCACCAAGGCCCCCAAGCGCGACGACGACATCGCGAAGGCTGCCGCCACCGAGATGCGATACCAGTTCGTGAGCGCTCTGGACCTTGGCAGCGTCTACATGCTTGGCACCGCCAAGTTCAAGCTGACAGCGATCAGCGACAATCTTGACCTGGACGACAACGAAGTCAAAGCGACCTTTGAGTGCATCGAGCAGGGCCGGCGCCCGTTCACCGACTATTCGTCAAAACGCGCCGTTGAGTACAACGATGACGAACGCCGGAAGCTAGAAACTGCCGAGATCATCCTCGAGTCGCCCTACCAGGAAGACGCGCAATACACCGCGCCTACTGACGGCAGATGGATCAGGGCGACCCAGGTTGGCGGCACTCGTCGATTTGAGTTCGACAACCTGCAGGACGAAGACTTTTCAGTGGAGTTCGACGGAAGGTCGTACAACTTCACCGGTTCCGAAAGGGTTGAGTGGCGCAATGAGCTTGACGCCAAGCAGTCCTATCAGTTTCGCCGCGCCGGTTCGATCGCCTACACGAAAAAGCTGTACGAGGAGTTCCTAGCAAACAAGCCTCGCATTTCAGTTGTACAGCTTCGAGACGAGCTCGACAGCGACCTTGAGAAAGCGCGCCAGCTCAGGGACAACATCATGTCGGGAGAATACGACCGGCAGATCAGGAGAGAGGCAAGAAAAGAGAGAGCTGCCAAGCAGATCCGCGACGAGATTGATAATCTAAAAGATCGACTTGAAGGCCTGATCAATGATAACTACGACCTGGACAAGGATTCCAGCGTTCTTGGGCTGCTGACCGTAAAAACGAACTTGGTCAAGAAGAAAAAGAAGATCGCAGAACTGGAAAAGGAGTTGGAGCGTCGCAGGGACGATCTCGAGGATCTTCTTGGGCAGAATGTCGGCAACGCCCGAAAGGCGCTCGTTCGCTTCATTCGCGAGGCAGACACGCCCTTCACTGGCTACGACGGCAACCGTTATGCGGGCGGAATTCGATACCTCAAGAGGCGCCTGAATAGGCTCAAGGGCGAGTTTACGACTGACCAGATTGGTGTTAACGCGATCGGCCGCGCCTTCAGGAACCTGCTCAAGCAGAAAGAAGAAGCTCTCAAGTTCACTCGAGATGTCACCAAGAACTGGGAAGACCTACAGAGAGCCGCTGACGACCACTTCTACACCAAATGCCTGGTCAAGGCTGACAGTGCGTCGTATCAGACGGTCACCACCTGCGACTACGTCAAGTTCGCCATGAAGTGCCGGCTCTTCCGCCGGGTCTCTGGGCGACAGAAGAAGTATGGCGACAAGAACGCGCCGGACGGCTACAAGCTGAGCGACAACGGCGTGAAGGGCCGTATGGCGTTCTTCAAGGTGCTTTACAGGCCTGTTTCATCGGAGAAGTCTAAGGCGGTTCCGATAATCTTTGCCGTTCGCCGCACGGCGGACCAAGACAACTTCATTCAGCTCAATTTCAAGGGCGCAAGCCAGTCCAAATGGGACTTTCGATTTGAGCCGATTGGCGACATCGGCGCGGAGATTCGAGCCAACGGCCAGAGTCGCTTCGCCTTCATCGAGAACTCAGGCGAAAGCTCCTCCTACACCCACGACAGCAACCGGTTCTGGTGGAACGGCAAGCTCGTCAACGTCTCCTCCAGCACGCTGAAGCCGGCCCTCGAGGAACGGGGCCCCTGGTACACCAACGAGTGGGACCTGTTCTCGATCAAGTCCGACACGCAGGTGCAGTTCAGCTTTGATCGAGAACA